GACTAGGCCAAACCCCAGACGGTCGGGCGTTCGGCGCCCCCATCTCCAGCGCTTCAGGTGCGCGGGGAAGGGGGCGTTTTGATGCCGCTCGAATACAAGTCGGTTCCCTTCGAGCTCAAAGAGATGGTCCCGGTCGAAGACGGCGGCTGGGAGATCGCCGGCTACGCCTCGACCTTCGGCGGATCGCCTGATTCCTACGGCGACGTCGTCGCGCCCGGCGCCTTCGCCGACTCGATCGCCGAGCGGCCGACCAAGTTCCTCTACGAGCACCACACCCCGATCGGCAAGCAACTCGAGCTCCGCGAGGACGCACGCGGCCTGTACGGGCGCTGGTCGATCGTCGACACCACGGCCGGCACCGACGCCTACAAGCTCGCAAAAGCCGGCGTCCTCGACAGCCTCTCGATCGGCTACCTGGCCGACGAGGTCGAGTTCCGCGACGACGTGCGCGTCCTCAAGCGGGTGACGCTCTACGAGGTCTCGGCGGTCGCGCTCCCGGCGAACCCGAGCGCCGTCGTCACCGACGTCAAACGCGCACCGCCAGCGCCGCCGCCAGCGCCCGAGCCGCGCCTGTCGCTGCGCTTCGAGCTGCTCCGCCGTCGCTTAGCCAGGCACGGCATCACCGTGGAGGCCCCATCATGTCCATGACGATCTCTGAGGCGCACGTCGAGATCCGGCGCCTCTACGACGCGGCCGCCGCGATCGAGAACCGCTACCCGGACGGCCTGACCCAGGACGCCAACGCCGAGGACTGGACGGAGGCGAAGCGGCTGCTCGGCGAGATCGACGGCCTGGAGGCGAAGCTCTCCGGCCTCGAAGAGGCCGACGCCCGCAAGCAGCGCATCCTCGACAACCAGAAGCGGCTCCGCCAGCCGGCCATGCCCCACCAGCACGCCAGCGGCGACCCGCCGGACGGCGGCAAAGCGGTCACGTCGTTCAGCCAGCAGTTCGTCGACTCGGCCGAGTACAAACGGATCGTCGACAGCGGCGCCCTGAACAACCCGTCGAACCGGGTCGAGATGGGCGTCAAGCTCGACGGCTCGCTGCTCCGCTACCTGCTCGCCAAAGCGCTGGTGTACTCGGGTAGCGGCGTCGGCGGCGCGCTGGTCCGCCCGGATCGCGTGGCCGGCGTCGACGCGCTCTACCGGCCGACGACGATCCTCGACCTGATCCCGACGACCAGCACCACGTCGAACACGATCGAGTACTACGAGCAGACGACCTCGACCAACAACGCGGCGCCCGTGGCCGAGGCGACCGCGATCACCGGCACGACCGGGACGAAGCCGGAGGGCGCGCTGGCCTGGCTGCTCCGCTCGCTGCCGGTCGCGACGATCGCCGAGTGGATCCCGATCACCAACCAGATGCTGGCCGACGCGCCGGCCCTTCAGGGGATGATCGAGAACCAGCTCCTGACGCACCTGGCACTGACCCTGGAGACGCAGGTCATCTCGGGGACCGGCGTCGCCCCGAACATGCTCGGCATCCTCGCCAATACCGGGATCCAGACGATCGGGCTCGGGGCTGGCTCGGGCTCGGCGATCGACGCCGTCTACCGCGCGATGACGCAGGTCATGGTGACGGGGCTCGGCAACCCGACCGCCTCAGTCTGGAACCCGCTCGACTTCGAGGCCGTCCGGCTGGCGCGTGAGAACGACGCTACGGCCACCCTCGGCGGCTACCTGCTCGGCCCGCCGAACGTCACCGGCCCGACGACGTTGTGGGGGCGGCCCGCCGTCCTGGCGATCGGGATGCCCGAGAACACGGCGCTGGTCGCCGACTTCAGCCAGATGATGGTGTTCGACCGCGAGCAGGGCGCGATCCGGGTCGGGACCGCCAATGACGACTTCATCCGCAACATCCAGCGGATCCTGGCCGAGCTCCGGGCCGTCCTGGCGCTGTTCCGCCCGCTGACCGCCTGCCGGGTGACCGGGGTCTAGGCCGTGGCGACGTACCGGGTCGGGCCGGAGGGCGCGACGGTCTTCACGTCAGACGGGAAGCCGCTCCGCAAACTTGCGCCCGGCCAGGTCGTCGTGGCCGGGCTGATCGAGATGCGCGGCAGCCTCGCCGCGCAGCACGCCGAGAACGAGCGGCGGCGCGTGGCCGGCTACGCCGACAAGCGGCTACGGCCGGCCACCGACACGCGTCCCGATCGCCTCGAGGACCGGGGCGCCGGCTGATGGCCGCCTACACGACCGCGGACGCCATCGCGGCCTACCTCGGCGTCACGTTCACGCCCGAGCAAGAGGCTCAGGCCGAGGCCGTTGCCGACGCGGTAACGGCGTACATCGACGGCTACACGGGCCGGACCTGGCAAGGGACGTCACCCGTCATGGGCGAGCTCGCCAACGTCCTGCCGGGCTCGGCTGCCTGGCCGGGCGCCTACGGGATCGTCTACCTCGTCTCGCGCCCCGTCACCAGCGTCTCGAGCGTCACGCTCAGGACCGCCTACCCGCACGCCACCGAGACGGTGCTCGCCGCGACGGAGTACGAGCTGGTGGACCCGACACACGGCGTCCTGACGCTGGTCGGCGGCGACGCTGGCCCGTACCCCGGCCTGCTTGCGCTGGTCGACTACGCCTACACCCCCGGCCCGCCGGCTGACATCCAGCTCGCGGCCACCATGATCGGCGCCGGCCAGATGTCCGCCATCATGGCCATCCAGCGCGGGAGCAGCGTCATCGCCGACAACCCGTCGCTGGCCGGCGTCGAGCAGATCAGCGTCGGGCAGAACGACGTCTCGGTCAGGCTCAGCTCGACCGTCACCGGCGGCGCGGCCGCCCGAACCTCGGCGGCCGGGTCGTCCTGGGCCGCTCCGGGCTCGGCCGTGGCCGCCATCCTCGACCGCTACCGGCGTCCAGTGATCGCGTAATGCGTGCAGCATGAGCTCGCCGATCGCGCTCCCGATGGGCTGGCTGCGAGGCATCTCTGATGCCTTCCTGCCCGATACAGCAACGATCTCGCGCTACACCGAGAGCAACACCGCTGACGGCGTGGTCCAGGACTGGCAGGTCGTAGCGACCGGCGTCCCGTGCCGGGTCAGCCCGTCCGGAACGACCGCCGCCGAGACGGCCGGCTCGACCACCAACGTGCTACGCGGCGTCTCGGACTGGGTGATCTGGCTGCCAGCCCTGACCGACGTCAACGACCGCGACCGGATCACCGTCACCGGGGCCGACCGCCCGGACGCGCGGACCTTCGAGGTCAACCGCGTCGGCGAGCGCAGCTACGAAGCGTCGCGCGAGCTGATCTGCTCACTGCTGACGTAGGGAGAAGCGATGGCCGTCATCACTGTCCAGCGGATCGTCCTGCTGATCGGCGTGATCCTCTGCGTGCTCGGCGCGTTCGGGGTCGCGCTCGGGCCGGCCGACGTCTTCCAGGTCGGCGTCGCCGTCTGCTTCGCCTCCTGGCTGGTGCCGTAGCCGTGGCCGGCGCCACCGGCGTCACGATCCGCATCGTGTCGAACAAGCTGGCCTCCACGGCGGCCGGGCAGCATGCCGAGACGCTCGCCGCCGTCTCACGCGCCGGCTTCGCGATCGAGGCGGCCGGCAAGGCGAAAGCGCCCGTCCTGACCGGCACGCTCCGGCGCTCGATCCACACCGTGCTGTCGAACGGCGGCGCGACCGCGACGGTCGGCCCGTCGGTCAACTACGGCATCTTCGTCGAGTTCGGCACCCGCCGGATGGGCGCGCGACCGTACATGCGGCCGGCCGCCGAGCTGGTGTTCCCGCGCTTCGTCGACGAGATCAAGGCGATCACTCGGAAGGTCTACTAACGTGGCCGTCGAAGGCCAGCGGGTCGCCGCGTTCGTCTGGGACGCCTTGCGCAACGACTCCGGCGCCGGCGGCGTCAACACCCTGCTGGGCGGGACGCCGGCCACGCCAGGGCGGATCTACCGCGACCAGGCGCCGCAGGCGGCCCAGCTCCCGGCGGCCGTGATCGCGCTGGTGTCGTCGACGGACTCCAACACGCTCGGCGGCGTCCGGGCGTTCGACGTCGTCCTGGTCGACGTCAGAGTCGTCGCGAGCGGCGTCAACTGGGGCGCGATCGACCCGATCGCCGACCGCGTCGACGTCGTCTTGCACGGCCGGGTCGGCACGCGCAGCGGCGTGCAGGTCGTCGAGCTACGCCGCGACCAGACCCAGGCGTTCGTCGAAGTCGACGCTGGCGCGTCGTTCTCGCATCTGATCCAGACGTACCGCACCGAGGCGCACGCCACCGCGTAGGGGAGAACGCCATGCCAGACAGATACCTGGTTACCGAGATCTGTGAGATCGGCGTCGAAAGTGTTCCGGGCACGGCCGTGCCGTCAACGGTCAAGCTCGGCGGCCTGGTCATCGAGCTGGACACGGCCCTGGAGCTCGACCGGATCGCGCCGTCTGGGAACCTCTGGGATACGATCGCGGCGCCCAGGCAGGAGCACGCGACCGGGTCGCTCTCCGGCTATCCGACCTACACCGAGCTGCCGTACGTGTTCTCAAACGTGTTCGGTGCGGCCGTCGTCACCACGCCGTCGGGCGCCGTCAACGCGCGCCGCTGGTCGTGGGCGCCGTCGTCCTCGACGCCGTGGACGCCGCTGACCTGGACCATCCGGCGCGGCATGGTCGGCAACACCGCCGAGCTCGCGGCCTACGGCCTGCTCTCCGGCGTCTCGCTCTCGTTCACGCGGACGGCGCAGCCGGAGATCGGCGGCGACCTGTTCGCGCGGGCGCTCGACTACGCCGCCAGCGTCGGGGCGACCGGCCTGACCGCGCTCGACCTGGTGCCGGTCCTGCCGACCCAGGTCTGCGTCTACCTCGACGACACGTTCGCCGAGCTGGGCACCACCAAGCTGACGCGCGATTTCTTAGCAAGCATCGAGATCAGCGACCTGTTCGGCCCGTTCTGGCCGCTGGACTGCGAAAACCTCAGTTTTGGCGGCCACGCCCCGCTGAAGCCTGAGGCGATGGCGATGCTCCAGCTCGGCAACGACACCCAGGGCCGCGAGCCGGTCAGCCCGATGCGCACCGGCGACACCCGCTACCTGCGGATCGAGGCGACCGGGCCGCAGATCGACGCCGGGCCGCCGGCCCACACCCACCGGCTGCGGATCGACGCCGCGCTCAAGGTCGTGCAGGCGCCGACGCGGGGCGACAGCGACGGGCTCTCAACGCTGGAATGGGGCTTTGGCATCTTCGACGACCCCGCGTTCGGCGGGGCGCTCCGCGTCGAGCTCACCACGAACATCGCCGCGCTCTAGGAGGGAGGAGCTATGCCGTTTGACCTGGCGTCGGTCGAGCGCGGGCACGGCGAGTGCGTCGCCGAATGGCAGGGTGATGAGATCGTGCTCCGCTACCGGGCCAGTCTCGACAACCGCGCGATGATCGCGGTCAAGCGCGCGCTCGTCGGCGTCGAAATGATCGGGGCGCCGGTGCGAGTGCCCGACTTCGAGGCGGCGATTGACGAGCTGGTCCGCCTGCTGCTGCCGTCCGGCCCGGACGTGCCGGAGCATGAGCGCGGCTGGGACATCACGCGCGACGGCGTCCCGGTCGCGATCACGCCGGAGGAGCTGATCGCGCTGCCGTTGGGCCTGCCGGTCGCGCTGCTGATGGCCGTGTTCGCGGACGTCAGCGACCCAAACCGCGTACGGCCCTGCAGCGCTGGCTCGTCACCGGCGGACGGCTCGGAGGGCCGCCTGACTACTACGGCATCGTCAAAGACGCGCAATGGGCGCATCTCGCCCCCTGGACGCTCGCCGGCCTCGACCACACCGCCGGCTGGCTCTGCTGGCGGCTCTGGATAAACAGCGTGCGGAACGCCGAGATCGCCGCCGAGAACGAGCAGGCCCTCAAACGAGAACGCGCCGCGAAACTGCAGCAGGCGATGAGTCGTGCCCGAAGTCGCTAACCTCCAGGTCGTCGTCTCAGCCGACACCAGCGCCGCCGAGCGCGGTCTTTCTGACCTCGGGACCAAGGTCAACAGCGCGGGGTCGGCGTTGCAGACGGCGCTTGGCGGCGCGGCTATCGCCGCCGTCGCCGGGCTCGGCGCCGCGTTCGTCGGTTCGGTCAATTCGGCCATGGACTTCGAAAAGCAGATGTCCGCCATCTCGGCCGTCACGGGAGCCTCTGCCGCAGAGATGGAGGCGCTGACGGCGACGGCGTTGCAGCTCGGCAAGGACACCAGCTTTTCCGCCAAAGAGGCGGCCCAGGGGATCGAGGAGCTGGTGAAGGCTGGCGTCTCGGTTGAGGACGCCATCGGCGGCGGAGCTCGCGCGGCGCTCGACCTGGCGGCGGCTGGCGCCATCAGCGTCGGCGACGCCGCCGAGATCGCGTCGAACGCGATGAACGTCTTCAACCTCTCTGGCGGCGACATGGGGCATGTCGCCGACGTGATCGCCGGCGCGGCCAACGCCTCGGCCATCAGCGTCAACGACTACAAGTTCTCGCTCGCGGCGGCTGGCGCGGTCGCGTCCACGGTCGGGATCGGATTCGAGTCGCTTTCGGAAGCGATCGCCGTCATGGGCCAGGCCGGCATCAAAGGATCTGACGCTGGCACGTCGTTGAAAACGATGATGATGAACCTGATCCCGTCCACCAACAAGCAGAAAGACCTGTTCCGCGAGTTGGGCCTCATCACGTTCGACGTCCAGCGCGGGCTCGAGGGCGCCGCCAAGCTCGGCATCCAGCCAGCGACGCAAGACCTGGCAGGGCTATCGGCCGCGATGATGGACTCCCTCGGGCTCTCGCGAGATACGGCGACCTGGACGAAGAAACAGGAGCAACAATACGAGGAGCTGTCGAGCAAGCTTGGGCTGACCCAGAACGCGTTCTTTGACGCGACCGGCAAAGCCAGGTCGTTCTCCGAGATCGCGCAGGTGCTCCAGGACGCGCTGAAAGGCATGACCAAGGAGCAGCAGTTGGCGACGCTCGAGGTCATGTTCGGCTCGGACGCGATCCGGGCCGGCGCGGTCATGATGGAAGCCGGCGCACAGGGCTTCACCGATATGGCCGAGGCGATGTCGAAGGTCACGGCGCAAGCGGTCGCCGAAGAACGGCTGAACAACCTGGCCGGCTCACTGGAAAAGCTCAAAGGCTCGGTCGAAACGGCCATGATCATCTTCGGCGGCCTGTTCACGCCGATCTTGAAGGGCTGGGTAGACACGCTCACGGAGTACGTCAACCAGGGCATCGAGATCCTCGAGAAGCTGCCGAAGGCGTGGGACGGGATCGTCGAGGCGTTCACGACCGGCGACATCGGCGCCGACGCGCTCGCGGGCTTTACCGACCTGTTCGGCGACTTCGGCACGACCGTGCAGGCGGCGCTGGTGATGGCCGGCACCGCGTTCCGCACGCTCCAGCCGGCGCTCGACGCGTTCGGGAGCTGGCTCTCGACGCATACCGAGCTGATCTACGGGCTCGGGGTCGCGCTCTTGTCGCTGATGGCCGCTCAGGCGGTCGTGGCCGTCATCAGCGGCATCGGCGCGGCGATCGCGCTGCTGACGTCGCCGATCGGGCTCGTCGTCGGCGCCATCGCGATCCTCTCCGCCGCCTGGATCGGCAACTGGGGCGGCATCCAGGAAAAGACCGCCGCCGTCTGGGCCTACCTCGAGCCGACGTTCACGGCGTTAGCGGCCTGGCTCGGCGAGAAGATCCCGCCGCTCCTGGACTGGATCGCCACCGTGGGCTGGCCGGCCCTGGTCAGCGCCGGCACCGCCGTGGCCGACTTCGTGACCGGGACGCTGATCCCGGCGCTCACGACGCTAGCCGAATGGCTGGGGCCAAAGCTGGTCGACGTCTGCACCTGGATCTCCGAAACCGGCTGGCCGGCCCTGGTCGCGGCCGGCGAGGCCGTCTACGGGATGGTCCAGGTGATGCACCAGTGGTTCACGGACCTGTTTGTGGCCCTGGAGCAGCGCGGCGTGTTTACCGAGCTGCAAGCGCTCTGGCGCGACCTGACGACGATCGCGGCTAGCCTGTGGCAGACGATCCAGCTCGTCTGGGACTGGTTGACGAAGGTCAACACGGCGGCGGGCGAGACGACCAGCGGGCCGGCCGCGCGCGCGGTTGACTGGTTCAAGAACCTCGGGCAAGCGGCGTACGAAGCGGCCGGCGGCGTGGACGCGATCGCCCGAGGGTTCGGGAACTTCATCCGCGACATCCGGACCGGCCTCGGCTGGATTCAGCAGCTCATCGACAAGCTCAACCGCCTGATCGGCAAACAAAAAGAAGCGGCCAGCCGCTCGGAGTACAGTAGCCGCGAGAGCAGGGAGTTGGCGCACGGCGGGATCATCTCCGAGCCGGTCGTCGGCTACGGCCTGCGCTCGGGTGCGCGCTACTCGATCGGCGAGGCCGGGCCGGAGGCGGTCGTCCCGCTCGGCGGCAGCTCGGGCGGCTACGGCGGCGCGGCCGGCGGCATGACCGGCCTGGTCGTCAACGTCAACGTCTACGGCTCGGCGTTAGCATCCAGGCAGGAGATCGCCGACGCCGTCGTGGTCGGCCTGTCAGCGGCCCAGCAGCAGGGCCGGACCAGGCTGTCGGTCGTATGAGCAGCCCGTCGTCGCGCTACACCTCGCTGGTCGACTGGGACGCCAACGGGAATTACACCGGCACCTACGACGACATCACCCACTACGTCCTGCCGGCCGACACGATCACGGTCAGCGGGCAGGGCCGCGACCAGGCCAGAGGGACGGCACCGCCCCAGCAGCCGAGGATGGAGCAGACGCTCCTCAACCTCGACCGCCTGTTTTCCTCGGAGTTCGCGTCGTCGCCGTTAGCGGGCAACCTGCTGCCAGGCCGGCCGACGCAGTTCCGAATCACCATCGGCAACGACTGGCTCATGGACTCACCAGACGTCCCGATGGATTCGCCCGAACACTTCATGGAAGGGGCCGGCTTCGCCTACGCGCTGTTCACCGGCGTCATCGACAGCATCGATGAAGACCCGATCCTCGGCCGGAACCGCGTCAGGCTGACGTCGCACGGCCGGCTGAGCCGGCTCGAGCGGGCCCGCGTCGAGACGCAGCTGTACGCGTCGATCACGACCGGCGCGGCGATGCAGTACCTGCTGGCGGCGGCCGGCCTCTCGGCGTCGGAATACAGCATCGACAGCGACGTCGTCACGAACGGGCGGATTCTCGCCTACTGGTACGGCGACGGCTCCGACGCCTACAGCCAGGCGCTCGCGCTCTGGGCGACCGAGGGCTATAGCGCGTTCTTCGGCGAGGACGAAGACGGTATCATTCTCTTCCAGGGCCGCAACTACCGCACGCTCTCCGAGCGGTCGCAGGAGGTCCAGGCGACGTTTCGCGACGTGCTGTCCGGCGACGACCTCTGGCACGTCGGCTTCCGGCTGCACCCCGGGATTCGCGACGTCATCAACCGCCCGGTCGTCGAGATCGTCCAGCGCCAGGCGGCGGCGCTCGCCGTGGTCTGGGAGTACGGCTCAAACGTCCTCACGCTCGACGGGACCGGCGCCGCGAGCGTCCGGGCGGCGCCATCTGATCCGTTCGTGGGCGCGGTCGCGCCATCCGTCGCGAGCGGCGACTTCGTGGTATCGGCCGGGACGGTCAGCGTCGCGCTCTCGCGGGCCAGCGGCGCCTCGACCGAGATCCAGTTCAGCGGCGGATCGCCGGGCGCGACGATCTCGACGCTCCGGCTACGCGCACAGGTCATGGCCGTCACCGGCGGCGTGACGGCGGAGACGCTGATCGACACCTCGGCCTCGATCGCGACCTACGGCGAGCGGTCGCTCCAGCTCGACGCCCTGCCGGGCCTGGCGCTCACGGACGCGGTGTCGTTGTGCGACGCGATGGCGATTGCCTACCAGGAGCCGCGCCCGGTCGTCGAGCTGGACACCGTCAACGACGAACGCCGCGTCGCCGTCCAGATCATGCGCCTGCTGATCGGCGACCGTATCCACGTCGTCGACTCCTGGTCGGGCGCTGACCTGGACGTCCTGATCGAGCAGCGGCGGCACCGGATCACGAACGGGCCGAGCCACTTGGTCACGTTCGGCTGCGAAAAGGTGGTCGAAGCCGACTGGGGCCTCTACGACGACGGCCTGTACGGGGTCGCCCTGTTCGGGCAGTAGGAGGGACACGCCACATGCCAGGACCGACCAGCCTACCGCCGGCCTACGTGTTCAGCCCGACCGACACGGCCGATAGCGTCAACCACGGCTCGGAGCTCCACGTCGACGACCGCGCCGAAATCCGGGCGCTCTGGACGAAGTTCGGGCTCGGCGCCTCGACGCCGGCCGCCGCCTACCAGACGCTGATGGCGAGCGCGGCTGGCGCTTCGGCCTGGGGCTACTCCGGCGCGGTCCAGCTCGCCCAGATCGCGCCGCTCGGAGCCGTCGCGGCCGCGATGGCGTTCACGGCGATCCCGCAGACGTTCCGCAACCTGCTGCTCCAGGTCGACGCTCGAGGCGACACGGCGGCCGCGAATACCGGTCTGAATATCCGCTTCGCGGCGAGCGGCGTCAGCTACGACAGCGGCGCGAATTACGATTTCCAGACCCTCTATGCCTCGGGCGCCACGCCCGGCGCCTTCGAGGCGTTCGCGCAGACGTCGCTCGCTCCGATCTCGGTGCCGGCCGCGAGCGCAGCGGCCGGGCTCTCCGGCGGCGGCTGCGGGATTATCGAGAACTACGCCGGGACGACCTTCGAGAAACGAACGGTGGTGAATATGGTGCGTAAGCAGGGCACGGCCGCGGCTGACCTGCGGGTCGCGCTTCAGGTGGGCTACTGGCGCAACACGTCTCCCATCGTCGCGATCCAGCTCTTCCCGACGGCCGGCAACTTCGCCGTCGGCTCGACCGCGACGCTCTACGGGCTACCGTAAGGAGGGATCGTGCAGCACGTGATAGCCGAGTGCGACAGCGGGGACGTCGTCGTCGAAGACCTGACGCCGGACGAAGCAGCCGACTTCGACGAGGGCCGTGCAAGCACCGAGTACATCCGCTACGGCGAGAGCGAGCGGATTATCCCGATCCAGGTCCGGACCGTCGACGTCACGCCGGCCGAGCTGTTCCGAAAGACGTTGGCGCCGATGACCGGCTACCTGCTGCGGCTGAGCCTGCTCGCGATGGCCGACAACAACCAGCTGCGTAGCGTGGAGGGCGTGATGGTCGTCGGGCGGGCGAACCAGGACGCGCTCATCGTCAACAACGCGGACGGCCAGAACCAGACGATCCAGGCGGACCACCGCCAGGGCGCCGGCGCGTCGTCGTGGAACATCCAGCCGGGCGTGAGCGGGACGGACTTCTACGTCACCGTTACCGGCGCCGCTGGCCGAACGATCGACTGGCGCTTTACGGGGAGTTTCGAGACGTTCAGCCCGGCCGGGATCGTGGAGGAGTAGCGCCATGCCGAGCGTCAGAGACGGGCGCGCCGAGGTCGGCGTCAGCTTCGACGACTGGTACCACGGCCGGGCGCCCGGCCAGCTCGCGGGCGCGATGCCGAAGCTGCTCAAAGCGATCGGAGCTACCATCCCGCCGCTCGACCGGGTGTCAGACGATAGCCCGGCCTACGCCCGGGTCGACTGGGGCCGCTGGGTCGCCGACTGCCCCTGCGGCGGCGCGTCGCTGGTCTGGCTCGCCGGGCCGCACCTGGCGTTCTGCGCAAGCTGCGCGAACGCCGACCTCGGCGGGCAGTGGCGGCGCGTCGTCGTCCCGGACGACGCCGTCGGGATCGCAAGCGCGCTCGACGGAGCGGCGCCGAACCGCCAGCAGTGGGCGCCCGAGGCGGAGGGCTAGCCCGTGCCCTTCACGCCGCCGCCGACCGCCGTTCCGCTCACCGTCATTCAGGCCCAGCACCGCAACGTGCTCCGGGACAATCAGCTGTACGTCAACGCCCTGATGCCGAGCCCGACCGCCGCGAACCAGCTCCCGATCCTGACCGGGCCCTCG